TAAGTTAATGGTTGCACACCGTATTACTTCGCCTTTACTTTTAGGAATAAGAACAGGTAATAATGGACTAGGAAATAACGCTGATGAAATCAAAACAGCTTCCCTCTTATTCAACAACGTTACTATAAGACCGTATCAAGACCTTTTAATCGATTGTATTGACGATATATTAGCTTTTAATGGTATATCATTAAAATTATATTTTAAGACCTTACAGCCGCTTGAATTCATTGATACGGATAACGCAATAACAGACGAAGCAAGAGAAGAAGAAACAGGTGTTAAATTATCTAAGTATTCTTTTAATGACGAAAAGGCTTTTGATTTGCTAGACGAACTAGGAGAAGAAGAAGATTTAGACGAATGGGAATTGGTAGACGAACGTCAAGTGGATTATGACCAAGAAGAAACCTTAGACAAAATGATAGGTTTGGCTTCTACTGGTTCTGCAAGACCAAACGCTAAAAGCGAACAAGATGGGGAGTCAGATGGTTTACGATTTAAAGTTCGTTATCAATATGCACCTTTAAAGGTATCTCAAAACAGTCGAGAGTTTTGTTCAAAAATGGTAGCATCTAAAAAGATATACAGAAAAGAAGATATTATCCAAATGGGTAACCAAGCGGTAAATGCAGGTTGGGGATTAAATGGTGCTGATACTTATTCTATCTGGGAATTTAAAGGCGGTGGTGATTGCCATCATTTTTGGATGCGTAAAACGTATATGGCTAAGGGGGTTTCTCCAGATGCTAAAAATCCAAGAGCAGAGGTAAGCGTAAACAAAGCAAAAAAAGAAGGATTTACACCTGAAAAAAACGAATCAAATGTGGCTAAACGACCAACCGATATGCCTAACAACGGTTTTGTAAACAAATAAGAAATGGCAGAAGCATTATTAATAGGAAGAGCAGACATAGTAAAATTCACTGCAATGAATGGAAACGTAGATACGGATTCTTTTATTCAATGGATTAAAACCGCTCAAGATATACACATACAAAATTACTTAGGTACAGACCTATTTGAAAAGATACAAGCTGATATTATAGCAGGTACTTTAACAGGGGACTATTTAAGCCTTGTAAACGTCCATATAAAGCCTATGCTGATACATTGGGCTATGGTTGAATACTTACCCTTCGCTGCATATACAATCGCTAACAAGGGCGTATTTAAGCATTCTAGCGAAAACGCAGAAAACGTGTCAAAAGACGAAGTAGATTACTTAGTTGAAAAAGAAAGAGATTTAGCACAATATTATACAGATAGGTTTATTTCTTATATGAGTTTTAACAATACATTATTTCCAGAGTACCGAAGTAATACAAACGATGATATTAACCCTTCTTACGATTCAAATTTTAGCGGATGGGTATTATAAGAAAAAAGGTAGGTAGCTATAAACCAAAACAAAAGAACATAGAAAAGCTAACTAAATACCTTAAAAAAGTAAATAACAAAAGGATAAAAAATTTATTGTAATAGTATGGCTAAACAAACGGTATTAACAGGAACAAAGGCGAACGATGGTACAGGAGACCAACTAAGGAATGCCTTTATAAAAGTAAATCAAAACTTTGATGAAGTCTACGGAACTAACTTTGTGACAGAAGCAATGTTAAATGATGACATCGTAGGAGCATCTGAATTGAAAGTTACTGGAAATGGAACGGCAGGACAATTATTGTCTTCGGATGGGGACGGAACAATGACTTGGACTGATGCTGCTAGTGGTGGTTATACTGCAGGGTATTATACTGGTGCTATTACTTTTTGGACTGATAAGCAAGTATATGTTTTAGTAAATACAACAGATGTAACGCACACTCTTCCTTCTGTACCTTCGGTTGGAACTTCATTTAAGATGTCATTAAGGTCTCAATTTACAAACACTTTAGGTCGTAACGGTAATTCAATAATGGGATTAGCAGAAGACTTAGTATTGGATGACCTTAGCGCTTCGTTTGAGTTATTTTTTGCAGGTGGAACACAAGGTTGGGTAATAATTGGAGCAAATTAACAATAATTAAAATAAATATGAGTAATTTTTCAACATTTTTTCCTTCTGGCGGTGGTGGCGGTGGTATAAATTCCTACGCACCATTTAAAGTTTTAGTTACAGGCAATCCAGCTGGTTATAATGCTAGCACAGGTTTATATACAAACCCGATTGATAATTCTGTTTGGTTAAAAACAGGAGGAACAATAGATGATACTTTAGGGAATTATCCATCTGCAACAAATCAAACCGATTTCACTTTCACTCAGCTTGTTTCTTTAAGCAGTCCGGCTACTGGCACAAATCCCACCACAAAAATGATTGCAGGGACTGCCTTCAACCAAGATAAATCGGCATTATATGTTGTTTTCGGTTCATATTCATCAACTTCAGCTGCTAATTCTGTTGAAATTTATAAATTTAACACTACTACAGGCGCTCAAATAGGAACTGAAATAGACATTACTTCAGACTGGAATGTTAGTTATACTATTGCACCTATAAAAGGATGTATAGGGCTAGTTGGAGGAACTGAATTATTTATTTCGGGAAGAAGTGCTGGCGGTGTGGATGGAGTTACAGGTTACAATCCAGATACTGGTGCTATTACTACAGCACACGCTGCAAGAAATCAAAGTACAATAATGCTTAATAGTACTACCCAAACCTATCTTAACACTTCCACTACATATTGGGGAACTGACGCAAGTAGTAATATACGTGAAATAGATACAGCAACTTGGACTAGAACAGGAAACGTTATTTCTGCTGGTGCAGCTTCTTATGGAGTTGCTTATGATGGGGTTACTTTTTGGAGTCAAACAGGATTAGCAGGAACTTGGACTCAGCTTGATGGACTTGGGGGGGTAACAGGGAATGTAATAACAAGCTCAACAAATTATCAAGGTGGATTTTCAAGTAGCACAAATTTATGGGCGCCTAAGTACAGTTCTGGATTTGCAGGGCTTAATCAATTTACTGGTGTAATCAAAGTAGGAGACTCAACAGCGAGAACCGATTCAAGTGGTTCGGGGCAACCTTTATTTATCAAACTAAAATAATACTATTATGAGTGAAGAAGTAGAAGAAGTACAAATGACAGAAGAAGAAATTGCAGCAGAAATAATTTGGAGAAACCAAGAGTTAAAAGATACTGATTGGGTAGTAATGTTAGACGACCATCCCGAAAGACCTTTGTATTACAGTTACAGAGCTAGGTTAAGAGATTGGACTGATACATCTGATTTTCCAGACACTAGACCAACTTTGTGATAGAAAGTTCTGCATCTTAATATTATGCAAGATTTAAAAATAAAAGACAAATAATGGCAAACGAAATATACCACCAAAGCAATTGGGGAAGTCCTAAAAAAGACGGTTGGGGGGATTCTTATTTTAATCCTTCAGCAACTAATAAACTATATGCACGTTCGGATAATTACGAAAATTCAAATGGTACTGATAAAGCATTAGCTAGTAAACCAGACACGCAGAGTGTACTTATGACTCCGACCGCTTATAGTGTTGGTAGTATGAATAGTATTTTGCCACCTTATGAAGTATTGCCTACTGAATTAGTTACTAATGGAGGTTTTGATACGGATAGTGGTTGGACTAAAGGAACTGGAACAACAATATCTGGAGGTAATGCTAATTTTGTAAATGCTACAGGAGTTTCTTTATATCAAAATATAGGAACGCAAGAAGGTAGCGTAAAAGTTGTATTTAACGTTACAAATTACACAAGTGGAACTTTAAATATATATAGTGGAGGAAACCAATCAGTAGGAGTTATTAATGTATCTGCAAATGCTTTAGGCACATATACAGCTGATGTAATTAGAACTGGAGGTAATAATAATATAATATTTGGCTCAACAAGTGGCTTTACTGGCTCAATAGACAACGTATCAGTAAAAGAAGTAAGAAATGCAGACTTCACATTTGATAGAAACAGCACAGCTACAAGAGTAAACAAAGAAGGATTAATAGAAACAGTAGCAATAGACACTCCAAGACTAGACTACCCTTTAATTGATGGAGTAGTACAAAGCGAACCTGCTTTACTTTTAGAACCTGCTAGGACTAATTCAATTACTTATTCAGAAGATTTTAGTCAAACTTATTGGACTAAAACTATATCAACAATCACAAGTAACGTAGCTATATCTCCAAATGGTAGTTTAAATGCTGATAAATTAATACCATCAGCCTCAAATGATATACATAAAATTGGAAGAAACGTTGGTTCTGTTACGGGAGATTATACATTTTCAATTTTTGCTAAAAAGGGAGAATATAAAAATATATTACTTTGGGATGACAATTTATCAGAAGGAATTGGTATAAATCTAGATGATTTATCTGTTTTTAGAAATGTTGGAAATGAAGGTTATAAGATAGAAAATTATGGTAATGGTTGGGTAAGAATTAGTTTAATACTTAATTATTCAGCACAAGCTATAAGGTATTCTATTTATTTATACGATAATTCAAATGAACTAACTTTTACTGGTAATGGTACTGACGGTTTATATATTTGGGGTGCTATGGTTGAACAAGGAAGCTACGCAACCTCCTACATCCCCACATCAGGTTCATCAGTTACACGTTCAGCAGAAACAGCAAGTGGAGCAGGGACAAGTGATGACTTCAACGATTCAGAAGGGGTGTTGTATGCGGAGATAGCAGCACTTGCTGATGACCAAACAAGAAGACATATTTCAATTTCAGATGGAAGTGCTGCAAATGCAGTAAGGTTTCATTATCACGATGATTCAAATAGCATAAGATTTCAAGTTAGAGAAAGTGGTAGTATTGCAGCAAGTGTATCATTTACAGTAAATGATGTAAAAACCTTTCATAAAGTAGCTTTATTTTATAAAGAAAATGATGTTAAGTTTTTTATAGATGGAATTAAAGTTGGAACAGATACTACTGCAACAATGCCAACTGGTTTAAGTAAACTTGCCTTTAATCAAGGTACAATGAATCAATTTTTCTACGGAAGAACAAAAGAAGTAGCGACATTTAAAACAGCACTTACAGATAGCGAACTAGAAGCATTAACATCTTGGGATTCATTTAACGATATGGCAACAGGACAACTTTATAGCATTAAATAATATGGCAAATACTTTAAATTTAGGAAACGGAAATTGGGCAACAAAAGAAGATTCTTTGTTAGCTTACAATTCAGAAAATGGAAACTTTAAACCTTTACCTTTTGACTTTACAAGAGCATCAAATGCTACGGTTGTAAACAAAGCTGGTTTAATTGAAACAGTTGGTAGTGGAGAACCAAGAATAGACTTTAAGGATGATGTTAAAGGTGCTTTGTTATTAGAGCCAACGAGGACTAATTTATTACAGTATAGTGAAGATTTTAGTAATGCTAGTTGGGTTGTACAAGCGAACTCAACCATAGTGATTAATACTAGCGAAGTATTATCTCCTTCTGGAAAAAACGATGCAGCTAAAGTTTTTAGTGATGGAACTCAAGGTATATACAATAATCAAGCAGTTATAAATACCGAAAGCACAAGGTCTGTATATATAAGGTCTGTTTCTGGAGTGGAAACATTAACTATAAAAGAGCCTTACGGAGGTGTTTCTGACAAAAGTATAGAGGTAAATGAATCTTGGCAAAGATACTTCCTTTCTGGGACTGCTTCGCACTCAACAAACTCTGGTATTTTTTTAGACGACATATCGGCAAGCGGTGTTTACATTTGGGGGGCACAAGTAGAACAAGGAAGCTACGCTACTTCTTACATACCAACGCAAGGGAGTGCTGTAACGAGGGTTGCGGATGTTTGTGAGGGTGCAGGGAATGAGCAAGTAATAAATTCAACGGAGGGTGTGTTTTATTTTGAGGGTAGTGCTTTAGCTGATGATGGAACTAATAGATTTCTTTCTTTAAATGATGGAACTACAAATAATTACATTTATTTTAGATATGTTAGTACTTCAAATCAATATTTGTTTCGCACACAAGTTGGAGGAGATACTGTAAACACATTATCTGGTTTTTTATCCGATACAACTCAAAACCATAAATTTGCTTTTAAATTTAAAAGTGGAGATTATGCTATGTGGGTTGATGGAGTTGAAATAAGCACTGATACATCATCAACAATATTTCCGTCTAACACTTTATCTAATTTAGAATATAGTTTTCCAACTAATGGAGGTGATGGTTTTGCCAGTAATACAAAAGATTTAAGAGTTTACAACACAGCATTAAGCGATAGTGAATTAGAAACATTAACAACGTAAGTAACAATTACACCTATAACAAAAACAAGAGTAATTATGGCAACACTATTTAAAAAGTACGAATTTACATCAGAGGCACAAGCAAACACAAAAATAGCCGCTCTACCACACGTTCAAGACGAGGATGGTAATGATGTACCAAACCACAGACATACCATCGTTAAACTAGGTTATTTATGGGTTACAGAGCCTACTTATAATGAAGAAGGAGAAATCGAAACAGAAGGGATAGCATCAAGTAAATACTCAATCGATGTTTTATGGAATGACTTAGAAGAGTCTCCTTATGGATGGGCTGGAAAAGAAATAACAGTTTCTGGAAACGGAGTTCACACGTTCGCAGGACATAGCTTTAACTAATGCAAGATTTGAAGATATACGGATTGAATATTG